ATTCTATACAGGGTACCATTTATTTTTTAGCACTAGATGATGTAGATTTACCATACGTAAAGAAGTTTACTATATCATATCATTGGAAACCAACTGTCATGAAGTTTAATTCTGAAGAAGAGCTTAATGCTTATGTTCAGAACTTACATAATGTGACAAGTATAGATCTATCAGTGCTATCTGACAACTTATGGTATGGAAATGTAGGACATGGATTATTTGATTGTCTTTATCCTATCTACTTATCACTATTGAAGTTTGGATATGTAGATGAACCATTCACTTATCTTTCTACAGATTGGTCTTGGAGAGAGAACATGATGTATGATACAATCAAAGCATTTACTAAACAAGACTTATTAGAATACCCAAAGCTAGATAAAGACTATCATTTTAAAACGTTAATTGCAGGAACAGAACCTGCAGGTAATAGAGTACAGAATAAAGAAGTCTTTATATATGGTAAGGAGTGGGATGGTTTACAGCAGTTCAAAAGAAGAATTTTTGAAGTGCACAACATTGCTATTGATAAACCTATCAATGAGATTCCCAAAGTTATAGTTATTAACAACAAACGTTTTGATCATAATAATCTAGAAGTAATAAATACAGTGGTTAAACGTATGTCTAGTGTATGTGATATAAAGTTTGTCGATTGGTATCATGACTACAGACGTTCTGGAAATCCAAAATTTGTAGATCAGATGAGAGATTTCCAAGATGTAGATATACAAGTAACTTCACCTGGAACAGCAATAATGTATTTACCACTAATGAAGAAAGGAGCAGTGAGTGTTAACCTTGGATTCATAGAGCATACACAAACCAATGGTGTTAGAGGAAATCTTAAGATATTAGAATCTAAACATGCAGATCATTTAATTCCTGCATATATGGAACAACCTATATGTGCTGGAACTTATTATGTTACATCGTTATATTACGATAGATATAAACATAATAATTTAGAAGTTGAGCCCCTAATAGATATAATCAATGAGGCAATTCAAACACTTAAGTCTGGACAAATTACTGAAGGTAATGTAGCAAAAGATGGTGAAGTGTTTAGAGAGTATTGTAAAAGAGCACAAGATGGTGATGCGTTATGTAAATTCTTAACAGAAGCATCTTTACATGTTGAATTCTTTGTTAATGAACATCCTTATGCAATGCTACCTAGTACAGACATAGAATTACTTAGATTAATAAAAAATGAATTAAATTATGACAGAAATTACGAAATCCACTTGGACTAATACTGTAGGAGGTATTGAATTAACATTCGAAGACATAGCTACATCAAACACTGTACCTTTTGTTTTTGGAGAACTAATATCAGATTATTATGGATTAGAAAAAATCCAGTTATCTGAGAACGATATTGTTTTAGATATAGGTGCTAACGTAGGAATGTTTTCTATATACGCAAAGAAAAAGTTTGGATGTAGAGTTATTGCATTTGAACCAGTGCTATCTAACTTTGAGCAGTTTCAGAAGAACATCATCTTAAATGGTTTATCTCTATCAGATATTGAGCTACACAATACAGCTATAACAGATGTAGAAGGTGGTGAGATTAAAATAGGTACTCCAAAAGATAATACAGGAGGATCTTCTGCATTCTACCATACACATGATATGCCTATATGCAAGACAGAAACAATTAACAAGTACATAACAGAAGGTTGTGTGTACTTAAAGATAGATTGTGAAGGAGGGGAATATGCTATCATCCCTACAATATTAGATAAGCTTAATCAGTTTAAATATATAGGAATTGAATATCATAAATTCTCTGCAGAACAAGATCCAATAGCTTTACATAAGTCAATAGAATCTGCATTCAATGGAGAGATATTCTACAAAGAATATGGTACATAAAAAAAGCCCCAATCAAGGGGCTTTATTATTTTGATATTCTTTTCTTTTTAAATAAAGGTCTTTTTGTACCTTCACTTCCAGCTTCCTTCATATAATTCCCATTGATTGGGTTAGGAGGAGCTACCTTAGGAGCCATTCTAGGCTTACCACTCTTCTTAGCTTTGCCAGAAGTCATTGATTTACTTGCAGCCATACTTGCATTTTTTCATTGATCCACCAGATTTCATAGTTTGTTTTTTAGGTGCTAATTTATCAATACGTTTTTTTAATTGCTCTTTTTTTGATTTAATTAATTTTTCTCCAGTCTGAGCTTTCATAGTACCACCAGACTTCATATTGAACTGAACATCACCATTCATTCTAGGATTTTCTGCTCCTCTTGCATTTCTTCTATTACTAATTCTATTAGCTACTTTATTAGCTCGTTCTCTAGAAGTTTCATTAATTCTAGTAACTCTTTCATATTGACGTTTATTAAGATTTCTTGGAACAACGTTATTTCCATCTTGAGCTTTTTTCATTTTACCACCAGATTTAGCTGTTTTAGGAAGAACACCTCTTCCAATTAATACATCTTTAAAAGTGGTTTTACCATCTTTGTTAAGATCAAACTTAGCACCAGATTTAGCTTTCTTCATAGTACCACCAGATTTCATACCAGTTAACTCTTTAATTTTTTTCTTTGCAACTCCATATCCACCAAGAGTAGAAAGATTAAGAGCTGTTTCACCAGCATCTTTAACATCTCTTAATGTTAAGTCTCCAATTCTTTCAGAAGCACTCTTAGATTTTTTTGGTTTAGTTGTAACAGTAGTTTTCTTTTCTACTACCTTAACAGGTTTTTTAGGTTGTAACATGATTATATATTTTTAAGGGTTAACAGTTCCACTTACGTAGACTTTTATTGATTCTTGAGTTAGGATCTTTTGCTGTCTTAGCACTAGTAAGCTTCTTCTTCATACCAGACATTCTACTGCAGAAAGACTTACGTCTACCAGCAGCTTTACTTCCAGGTTTAAGCTTAGAAGGTTTAGTGGTTACAGCTGTTTTAAGTTTGCTACCAGGGTTAGCTTTTCTATATGAAGCCACACCTTTAGCATTTAGTCCTCCAGAAGGATTCTTTCCTTCTTTTCTTTGCCATGCTGCACTTGCCATTATTTCTTAGATTTAGCTTTAATTTTCTTCTCTTGTACTAACATTTGTTTAGTAGGTTTTTTTCCACTACCTTTATTAGCTCTTATGTTATCCCATAATCCACGTTTAGAATATGAACCATCAGCACGCTTTAACATACCGCCATTCTTTTTTGCTGTTCTTAAAGAATCAGCTGGACGAGTTAGAGCTTTATCATTTGCTAATTCTTGAGCAAAATTCATATTAGGAGAAAGAGCTTCATATGTTGCATTTCTACCACCTACATTTTTAGTAACTTGAGCTTTATAATTTTTTCCTTCTTTAAAGAATTTTACTCCTATAGGATTAGTAGTCTTTGTTGTTGTTGTTGAAGCAGCTCCAGATTTAGCTTTCTTTATCTTACCACCAGATTTTAATGTGCTTCCTTTAAATGGACCTTTCTTCTTAATAAGAGGACCATTAGGAACAGGTGTTATCTTACCACCCTGTTTTAATACACCAGGGCCTACATAAGCTACAGCTTTTTGAGGATTTAACTTAGACATTATTTCTTTTTATTAGATTTAGCAATCTTCTTGAATGTTTTAGCAAGAGCTTTAGCTCTACCAGTACAACCAGGTTTAGTGATTGGTGTACATTTACCAGCAGTACCACGCTTCTTAATAGAAGCTGCAGCTTTCTGCATCCACATACCATCTTTAGCTTTTGATACAGTTGCTCCTGATTTAGCTTTCTTAACTGTACCACCTGCACGTTTAGAACATGCTCCTCCTTTACAAGGAGATTTAGGTCCATTATCTTTAGCCCAAAAAGTTCTTTCACTTTTAGGTTCAGGATTGTTACGAGCATTTTTCATCCCTCTTTCTGATTCAGCATTCATCCATTCATCAAAACTCAAACCAGGTTTTTGGAATCCTTTTGAAGGATCTTTAACATAACTGTTATAACTACCTAATTGTACAGCTCTAACATTTTCTCTTTTTGTTTTAGGAACACTTGTTAAACGTGTTTTATCTGAAGAAGTAAGTTCACGAGCAATTGGCTTCATCTCTACTGTAGTTCCAGCTGGAGTAAGTGTTGATACAGATTTTACAGGAACTCTTTTACCAGTCTGTGCTTTCTTAATAGGTTTCTTAACAGTAGCCATGATTACTTCTTTTTAGACATCTTGGTAGCACCAAGTTGTTTGTCTGCTGTAAGCTTAGCTTTACCTTTAGCACCAGCTAATGTTTTCTTTTGTACTTTAGTCCAAGCACCTTTAGGATCGATGCCCTTATCTCTTTTATTAGAAGCTGTAAGTCCAGTTAAAGAACCACCGTTCTTCATTTTCTTTTTAAGAGGTGCTAATGTAGTAATTCCTCTTTTTAATTTTTCATTTTCAGTTAATTGAAGTCCTCCTTTTTTAAGATTATCTTCTTTAGCTTTTTTAACTGGATTAGTTTGATAACTGTTCTGTGCTTTTTTAATTGTTGCCATAGCGTTTAAATGTTATATTGGGTTTAACAATAATTTGTGAGTGAGTGTATTGCCACATCTCACCTGTTTGATTAAGTATAATTGTATAGATGGTATCTGTTTCATGACCATAATCAGTCACAAAAAGAATCACACCATCTCCCTTGGGTGTTGTAACATCTATTCTATTCTTTGGTTCGTATATTCTCATAGAGAAGTGCTTTTGTTCGAGAACACCTGTTTTTCGTCACCCAACAGGTATGTTGATTTAAAGATCTTTAGAAGAAACTTCTTCTATAGGAGCTTCTGCTTCTTTAATGGTATCATTTTCAACACCCTCAATCATCAATTTCTCAATAACTTCGTTAGCTTGCATCATTAATTGAAACCTCGCAGCTTCTTCTGATGATAAATAAGCTCTAACTGTGTTTAGAAATAATCCAAACTGTTGCCCTGTTAATGTGAATGAATCTTCAGGAGTCCAAGTGTACCTTTTTGCAGGATCGTACTGTGCCATAATGTAAATTGTTTTTTGATTTATGTAACAAATTTAGTATATATTTGTTACATATCCAAATTTATTTCAAATGTTATTACACTTGTTGTTTTAATACTCTTACTCATATCAAGTTTGATATGGAATAGATTACAGAACTTAAGTATTTCTTCTATAAGCATATTGTTATATTTAGGAAGACTTGCTGCTATTCTAAATCTATAACTATCAGAGTTCTTTGTAATCTCTAGACTACATAATTCATCAACAGAAGATATTACACCTTCCAAGTGTGCAAGAAAAACTTCATCGTTATCTTGCATCACTCTAGGAAAATGTTTTCTGTTTATCTCCATTATGACAATGTTAATAGATATTTAGTTTTTGCTGCTTCTCCTGATAGTGCATCAGCTAAGTTGCACACATCGTGGAAGCTATTCTTCTCACCATACATCTTTAAAGCAGATGCAAAAGACATAAGATCTGATACACATTGCTCAGGTTTGCAGTTGGTAAGAGGTTCAATCTTATAAATACCAGGTCTTTTTCCTGTATATCCCATGATCTTCTCAACAACACCATCTTTGAAATCTTGCACATATTCATACAATTTTCCAAGAGCTTTATGTTCTGCATATGAAGTTGATTGCCAATGTAACAGATGTAACTGCTCATGAAAGTAAGTAAGCTTAGCAGCAATACTTTCTAACGTTAAGCCTTCAGATGATGATTTCATCATATCATCTGGAAATAGAGATTTTACTGCCATGATTATTAAACTGTTGTAGTTGTAGTTGTGGTAGGTGCTACCGTAGTACTAGTTGTAGTAGTAGGAGCAGCTGTTGTTGTTGTTGTTGTTGTGTAATTACAACACTCTTTAGCATCTATTTCTTGATAGTTACCAACCTTTGGTTTAAATGCTTGTACAATTAAACTACTTGGTATAATACGTCCTGAACCATCAAAACGTACAAAAGCTTTTAGCTTGTTATTATTATTACTTCTCATGATTACGCAGGTGTTGTGGTTGTTGTTGTTGTGGTAAGGAAACAGCACTCATATGCTTGTATCTCTTTCCATTTTCCTACTTTTGGCTTATTTTTTCTGAGGATTAAGCTTCCTGCAACTATTCTGCCAGATCCATCGAATCTAACATAAGCCTTTAAAGGTCTTGAATTAATGCTTCCCATTTCTTTTTTTTAATTTATGGTTAATAGTTTAGGTTTAACAAGGGTTATTTAATGTGGTTAGTCCTACTTGCCAGTAGTTTGTACCACCACAGTTTAATATTTTATTTGAGCTACCATTGGTAGTAGTTTTATATGTAATAGATGCTGGATCTACATAGCCTTTAGCTGTTCCATCCCAAGCTTCTATACCTAGTTCTGATGCCACTCTATCAATTCTATTTGCATATCCATAAAACAGTATATCAGGAATAGGAGGACTTTGTGCTCCAGCAAATACTAATCCAATTATTTTTCTTACACCACCAAAATCAGCAATCAATGCAGATCCTGAATCACCACCTGCTACTGGATAAGCACAAATAGTTGATAAACTAGGATCATTCTCTGGTTTAACATATACTATTTGATCATTAAACTGGCAAACCCCAATTCCTCCTTGTAACTTATATTGTAAATATGTTGATGAAAATAAAGAAAATATTCTCATTGGACAACTAACACCACCTTTAGGTCCTGTAGTTCTACCAGAACTATATATCATTGGGTTATAATAAGGTGATCCTACAGTAAGCATTCCATCAATCTCTGCTGTAGAAGCAAATGGAAGAGGTTGATTGTAACTAACTCCAGCCTGTTGATATGATGTTGCTATATTAACATCTGCAGCTTCTAAAGAGAATATTGCACCATCTACATAATTAATTCCAGTGGTTTGTTTAACAATAGGAACATATCTTAATGATTGTCCTACTATATAAGCAGGGTCAGTAGGAATAGATAAGAACTCACCATTTTGATATACATAATCTATTGGAGAATATTCATTCTTAATAACACCAGTTAAATTTCTTTCTGATGTATAGAATGCATCTTGTATTATAACGTGGTTATTAGTAACACCTACTAATGTTTGTGTTTCTGTATGCACTCCTATGAATCCCATAGTTCCTACAAAACCAGCTAGATTAGTTGATGTAATTGACAACCCACCTTTTAATGGTCTTGTGAAAGCTCTATTAACAGCTGAATTAGGTCCAGCTATTTGTCCACATACAGCATTACATGCTAATAATTCTGCCTTACCTATTCTAAATACATCTGTTTTTAACACTTGATCTCCTACAGTTATCTCACTAGGTAAGATTTCTTCAGGAGATAATTCAGATAGGGGTTTTTTCTCTTCAACACCATATATAATACAAAGCTCATTGGTTTGTTCACCACCAATAAACTTGAATCCATAAGAAACATTGTTAATACCAGGAGTTGTTTCAGCTAATTCCTGTACTTTTAATTTTATATTTTCAATATTATTTTCCATTGAAGTTATTTTTTTAACAAGGATTATTTAGTGTTCCAGTAAATCCTACTTGCCAGTATTCTTTTGTATCGCACGTTAGTGTTTTGTTTGAACTTCCTCCAGGCACTGTTTTATATTCAATAGATGGAAGATCTACAACAGTTTTTGGTAATGTATTGTCCCATCGTTCAATTCCTAATTGAGTTGCTATTTCATCTATTCTACAAGCCCATCCATATATTGTATTTCCATTAGCATCTTCACCACCAGCAAAATTTAATCCTATCACTTTGATAGTACCATCTATATCTGCTAATAATAAAGATCCTGAATCTCCAGGTCTAATTGGATTAAAACATTGAGGAACTTGAGCAGTTGGTGTAGCTGGATCAGGTTTAACAAATACGATGCAATTAGTAAATACACATTGTGTAGGTACACCTTGTAATTTAAAATTAACTAATGTGTTTCCACCAACTTGATAAATAGTTAATGGACACAAAGGACCACCTTTAGGACCTGTTGTTCTTCCTGAACTATATAGTTGTGGATTAGTAGAATATAAATTATTGATTTCTGCTGTTGTAGCAAAAGGAGGATTTTGTGTTAGTGATAAACCAACTTGATCCCAAGAAGAATCTAAATCAATTACATCTGCACTTAATGAAAATATTGCAGCATCCACTTGATTTGTTCCTGTACCAAATTTTACAATTGGTACATATCCTAAACTTTGTCCAATTACATCAGCTGAATTAGGCACGTTTGGTTCAGTGTTTTGATAAACAACATTAGCAGGAGTGTATTCATTCTTTAATATACCACTTTGATTTCTCTGTGATGTATAAAATGCATCCTGTATAGTTACGTGGTTGTTTGTAAGACCTACAATAGCTCCACTTTGAGTGTGTTTAACTAAACAACCTATTGTTCCTCTTTCTGGATATTTATTAGATGTTGTTATAGATAGAGCTCCTTTGATTGGTCTTGTATAAGTTCTATTAGGAATAGAATTTACACCATTATCTTCACCACATCCAACATTACAAACAAGTGAGTTCACTGCAAAGATTTCAACTATATCAGTTTTAATTACATCTTCACCTATTTGAATTTCTGAAGGAATTATTTCTTCTGGAGACAAATCAACAATAGCTTTTTTCTCTTTTAATTGATAAATTATAGCTGAGTCTCCTGTAACTTCACCATTTGAAATCTTAGGCCCATAACCAATAGATATAGCATCAGGATATAAATCCCTTAACTCATCTATCTTATTTAATATTTCATTTGTTAATTGCATATTATTTTATATTATGGTGTTACTCCTTGAAAATACGTAAATATTGTATTAACGCCTGGTACTATCGTTGTGGTGCTAGTAGTTGGAGGGAAAAGTGTAGTAGTTGATGTAGTTACTGCAGGATCATCAAAACATCCTAACCATATTGGTCCACCGTTTCCACAATTTGTACCTGATAATGTCACTTGAGTATAGTCAGATGGAGCAGTTATAACAAACTCTCCACTTCCTCCACCATAGAATTGACCATCAACTGTAAATAATTCATTTCCAATAATGTTTACAAAACAACTTGTATTTGCTGTAATAGTTGGTGTACCACCATTTGTTGTAAATCTAAAATCATCATTTCCATCTAACACACCAAATCTAAATGCAACGTTATTAACTGGAACTGGGAACGTTAATGTATAATCAAATGCTGGAGTGTCTAATGTACAACTTCCTGTATTTCCACCAGCAACCATAGTAGGTGTACTTCCTATAGAAACTCCACTACAAGAATAAGTTTCATTAGCATATCCTGCAGGTCTAGTACCTTGAAAAATAACACTACTAGCTTGAACAGTCATTCCTGAATAAGTAAAATTAACTGGACCAATATATGGACCATTAAGAGTTGTTCTTAATTCTGGTAATGATGTAGGTGTACAATTAGGAGCAAACCCTTCGAAGTCTATATTTGCACAACCTCTTGATGACCAGAAAGTTTGTGTATCAGAATATCCTAAATTACTTTGTAATAAACTAATACCATATGTTGAACTTTGAGCAACTTCATATATATCAGAAGTTTCTGGATTAACTAAATATGCAATTCCGTTCCATCCAAATAAATCAAATGCTTTTCTTCCAGTATAACCAGGGGTGAAATCAATTGTATTTTGTATACGAATTGCACCTATCATCGGTTGCCAATAAACAGCATTAATAGGATTAGGTAATCCTGCATATTGTCTAATGAAATTACCAACATTAACATTATTAGTTACGAAATTCTGTCTAGCACTAAGTATAACATTTCCTGAATTTGTATAAATAATACCTGTAATTTGTGAATCTGCACCAAAATCATTACCAAGAGTTAAACTTCTACTAGCTATTGCATTATCACGTATAATTTCAACAGAAGGACTACTTATATCCCAATAACCAACTCTTATTAGAGAAGCAGTAATGAAATTATCTCCTAATAATATAGTGGTATCATCTATAGCAGCAATTACACTTGGAGTACTTTCACTAGCACCAAAGCTATTAACACGAATATTTCTAACAAAGGTAAGACCTAATGTATCTTGCATTATATCCCACTCCTTAATTGTATTTGCTCCATCACCAATCCACAATTTATTATTTGTGGAAGCTTGCATTGTAATTCCTGTAGGTGTAGCAAAGTCATTTGGTACTGATATACTAACTGTTGTATTTGATACAACATCATAAACATCTATTGAACCAACTGTATCTATATCTCTAGACCAGACACAAGGTGATGCGCTTGGGAAAGCCAATGTAGTTGTAGTAGTAGTAGTAGATGAAGTAGATGTGGTACTACTAGATGTTGTACTAGTGGTAGATCCACAACCTCCACTTCTAATACAGATTAGTTCTTCTAATTGCTTAGAGATCTGCCAAAGAAGATTGGTTCTTGTACTTCCACCTATTTGTCTACTTGGTATAGCCATTATTAATATTTTAAATGTCTTTTATAAATCGAATTGATAGTCCATACCCATTGTATCCATTAACTTTAAGTAAATCGGAACGATTGGTATTTAATGAGTAAATATAAGAATCTCCTTGACCAAATGGAGTAGGATCTAAAGGATTATCTGGTGTATTAGTAGTTGCACTCCAGTATTGTCCTATTACATTAATCAACTCAAAATTTATCCATCCAGGTGCTGGAATAGTTTGCCAATAATAATCTTTTCTACCACCAGGAATACCTGAAAAACCACTAGTATTTGTACCATTTATAAAAGGAACAAAAGGTACAGTATTAGTTGACCAATAACCTGTATTATCTGTTAAATTTCCTGTCATTCTCATAGGAAGTCCAGCTATAGCCATACCACCTAAACATTCAGCTAATGCTTCCCAATCATCATTAGTTGGAACACGATATCCTTCAGGTGCAAGACCTCTTGGATCAGTTACAGCATAGTGATTATATAGTTTACCATATATAGGACCATTAGCAGGATCGTTATTATAATAGCACCAAGCACCTGTTCTTAAATAAGCCCAAGCTGCAGGATCTGTTACTTGTGGAATAGGATCTCCATTTCTATATGTTGTACCATCAAAGTTTTCAAATGTCCAGTTCTCCATACAAAACGTTGAAGGTTGAGGACATAAATTATCACAGCATAAGTCATAAGGTATTTGTTCCCAAACTCCTACTTTAGGAGATTGTTTTTGAAGAACAAGGCTTCCTGCTACTGCTTTATTATTTGCATAGCGGACATATGCTTTTAAATTTCCCATTAATAGTCTAATTTATATTTGTCTTTTATTTCTTTTAGCTTAGTAGCATAAAAAGATGTGCAATATTTCTTTGATTCTTCATGATCAATGATCATTTCTAAGTTAGGATCTTTTGTAGGATCAGTTCCCATGTGATACTTCCCTTTATAGAAAGCTGGGTAACCATTTCCTGTTTCAGAAACTATTCCTGCATTATGAAAGATTGTATGTGTATCAAGTTTTGTGATAGGATCTGTAGCCCATGCAAAAGCCATTTCAGGAACCACCTTTGTTTCTTGGTCTCTCAACCAAATGTTCCAAAGAACAGCCCACATATCAGCACACCAGCTTTGGTATCCAGCATTTTCATCTTTAAAGTATTCTCTATTCACTGTTTGTAAATAGCTTCTTATAAGAATGCAATCATTCATCACCTTACTCCAGAAGTCACCATCTACATTCTTTAATAGATATTGTGCTCCTCCTGAATGATCATTATTAGCTTCGCAAACTTCTCTGCTTATTCCTACAACACTTGCAATTTCTGCAAGGATGTCTCTGTTTTTATATTCTTCCAGTTTCTCTGGTAAGACTTGATTAATTTTACTATCAAAATACTTAGCGTTTATATAACTATTTGTATCTGATAGATAGTTAACATCATCTTCCAAAAATTGATCCACATTGAAATCTTTCATAAAAAGAATATCTGAATCACAATAGAAGATTGCTTTCTCACTTAGCTCTGGGTGTTTCTTGAAGTGTTTCCAAAGAACATAAGGTCTAAGTACAGGAATATAAATTCCTAACAATCGATTTAAATCATCCTCATCCTCGTAGTAATGAAACTCACCTTCTGGATATAGGTCTTCTATCTGTTTCCATTTATTTCTATTCTCTCTTCCTTTAGGAGTGAATATCAAATTGATTGCTTTATCAGAATGTCCTATTTCTTTTAGGCTTTCCATCCAAAGGTTCACTTGCCATGTGTAATAAACGTCGCTAGGGCAAGCTTGTACAAATTTTAAATCTTTCATAATGTAGTTGGTTTTAATTTTGATTTTATTATTATAGACAAGGTCCATCTAGTATCAATGTTCCTAATGAAACAATAGGAACAGTTGAAGAACAAAAAACGCTAGGTTGGAATTCAGCTGGTAGAGTTTGTATTGTAGGTATATACACTTCACATTCAGTATATTCTAAAGTTACTATAGTAGATGGGTCAATAAGACTAATATCATAAATCCATCGATCACAAGTAGCTATAGTGGTAGTAGTTGTTGTTGTACCACATCCACCAGCAGTTACACAAGTTAAATGTTGTAACTGTTTAGATATTTGCCAAAGCAAGTTAGCTCTTCCACTCCATCCAATCTGTCTACTAGGTATTGCCATTTCTTTAAATAATTATGGAGTTGTAGTAGTTGTAGTGGTAGTAGAATTTAAACTCTTAGCAGTTACATTAATAAGTAACTCTAATTGTTTAGAGATTTGCCACAACAGATTTTCTTCTGTTCCCCAGCCTATCTGTCTTGATGGTATAGCCATGACTTTAAATTTTATTTATTATACAAAAATAAGTATTTTTTTACTATAAGTAAGTATTTTTCACCAAATTAAAATAACAAAAATAGTTAGAACGAGTCTAACTAAATTAATTATTTATGTCTAATGTTATTGTAAGTATTCCTAAATACAATATATATGTGTTGTAATTATATACTTCATCAGCATGTAGAATATCCCATCCTACAGCAAATCTATCGTGAGGCCAATAGAGAGCGAATGTTAATTCCCAATCCATTACCCCTGTCCTTTATAAAGCTTCTTGTAATTCTTAGAAGTTTTAAGTTTAGATGTTCTAGTTTTAGCGTGCACACCTGGTCTGCTCACTTTAATTTTAATGCGTTTTTCTGAAGTGTTGGTTTGTTTTGCCATGTTAAAATAAGTTATATTCTAGAATGATTCCATACCCTGGTAGGTTACTAGGTTGTACAAAGTATTGTGCTCCTATACTAAATCTTGTGAATTCAAACATTAAGTTTGTATATAACATAGGTTCTCTTAATGTGAACTGTGTTGATTGAACACCAACATATCCATGTATCTCAAAAGGTTTCTTACTCTTGATAATCTCCTTTTGTATATCAATCATGCCCTTCTGATGGAATATGATAGAATCTTTTATATCTAGTTTGTTTTTGAATTCAATCTCTTTCTTCTGAAAGTTTTTGATTCTTATCTCTTGCTCTTTGAGAATATTCTTAGCAAAATCATAACGTACAAGATCAGAAACAACCTTCCTAGAAACAGTTTCACTAAGGGTAACGACAGAATCATTTTTCTGAGTAACGATCTGTGAAGTACTTTTGAAGCCCACTAACAGGCAAGCTATCAATAATCCTAATTTGTACATATTCTTTTTGTTTAATGGTTTTAATTCTATTGACAATAACTGTGTCCACTTTAGATAAGCTATCAATCACCTTAGCAGATTCAACGTCTTTCTTCTCAAGCTCAATCACTTTAACTTCTAAATATTTAGTTTGTTCAAGCAATGCATTATTCTTTTCTTGAGATGCAGTGTAAGTGAATAACCACAACGCAGCAACAATTATTGCTAACCATTGTTTTTCAAGACTATCAAGTAACCTATTTAATAGTATCATTTGGTTATATTGATAAATATTTTCTCTTTCTTTTCTACCTTCTTCATTCTTGCAAACAAGCTAGCATATGTAACTCTTGAGCCACCAATAAAGTTTAATGACTTAGAACTTCCTACAAGTATACAGCCTTCTGTGTCACCAGATTTATTTCCTGGGTGAATTCTTACTCCTTCATAGTTAGGTACCTTAAGAAGTAGAGGCATGTATTTTTGGAAGCGATTTGAGAAGTTTATAATCACTTCATACTTTCCATAAGGAATAGCTGTAATAGCTTTTATTTTTACATCTCTTACTTTATCCTCTAATGTAAAACATACAAATTCTCCATCAATAGAAAGTTCTCCTATTGTAGAGTCATCTGTAAATATCTTTCTTTTTAATTCTAAGATCATAATATACCTCCTTTAGCTTTCATTAATTTTTCTACAATAGTTGTTATTCCTTCTATAGTTATATATGCTGTTGCAATAATAACCCAATCAGATGATGTTAAATTTCCAGAGAAAAGACCAACAGAACCTACAACAAATACAGTAAGCTTTCTGCTCACCCATTTGTTTAAATAAAAATCTATCTTCTCTTTTGTACTCATTACTTAATATTTCTATATAGTGTAGATGCGTATTGTAATAAGACACCAAGTCCTATGATTATACCTACAGTCCAGGTAAATCTTTTCTTAAACTCTTCTTGTTTCTGAAGCTTACTTTCTAAATCTTTGATTCGTTCTTTAAGCTCAGCAATGTCTGCAACAAATCCACCAGTTTTTGTTAGTGCATTTCCTAATATTGCATCTACCACTTGCGTTAATTTGCTATCTATAGAAGTCATCTTCTCCTCTAGATCGTAAAGTCTTTGATCCATACTTTTTAATTCTCTTTCCACTTGTGATTCAAATGCGTTTTCCATAATAATTTTAAGGATATTTTTATAACATACAGGAAGTTTTAAAAATTCAATAGGGTATAACTATTTACGTACAAATATAAAATTTATATTTGGAATAATGAAAGACTGAAAATATATTTCCAACATAATATAGCATAATATAAATATATTTTTTATACCTTTGATTTCAAAATCAAATACCATGCCTTATAGTTTTACCTACTTCAAAGAAGAAGTAAAAGAATGGTTCGTACAAAACGTTCCAACTAGTAAAAGAATACTAGATGTAGGCCCAGGAATAGGGACCTATTCAAATCTATTGCGTTCATTAGGATATAGAATGGATGCTGTAGAAATCTATGAACCATACATAGATAAGTATGAACTCAGAGATAAATATGATAATGTCTTTATAGGAAGCATTATTACATTTGATATCAATGATTATGACTTCATTATTCTAGGAGATGTGTTAGAACATATTCCTACAAACTATGCAAAGGAGTTAATCAGAGATATTGTAACTGCTAAGAAAGAATGTTTGGTAGCTATACCATATGAAATGGAACAGGGAGAACATGAAGGTAATATTCATGAGACTCACTACCAACCAGATCTTACACACGAAGTGATGTTCGAGAGATATCCTGATCTATCTTGTATATATAGAAATGAATACTATGGGTATTATACGTACACACATATAAAAGAGGAAAAAATGTACGTATTATATGCAACTGCATCTTATTATGATGTTGTATGTATGGCTGTAAAGAGTCTTAATAAGGTGAGTGATATTCCTGTGCTAGTGTATATGCTAGATGATTATAGAGAAGTGCCTGGTGCATACACTGTATGGTGGAAGTGTGATATTGAAGACTTACCCAAAGGAACTTACATAGATAGAAACAAGAGTGATGTATATAAGTTATTGATCCAAAGACCTCTTATAGTTAAAGATGCTCTTGAAAGATTTGCAAAGACTATTTGTTATGTAGATTCTGATTCTATAGCTACTAAGTATGTAGATAGAATATTCAACTACTATCCTAAAGATTCTAAGTATCCATATTTTACTGAAGGTATTTATGATTACTTACACAATAATGGTAGAGGAGGAGCTGAGAGTGTACAAGATCTTTCTACAACATTAGAACATCCAGCATGTGAGTTGTTTGGTGTAAATCAATACATAAGAAATAGATACAGACAAACTGGTTACTTTGTAGCTGGTCAAAACACTATACCATTCTTAGATGAGTGGAGCTGGATGTGTAATCACCCAGAGGTGTTAAAGAATCCTCAATACTATGCTCCCTATCACGAAGAGACAATAGTTAATGTTCTTCTATGGAAATATAAATGCTTAAAGGGTCTTCCTTATATATACACTAATGCTAGCTATGATAAGTTAGATAGGATATATAATGAAGATAATTGGGGTAAACATGTAGAGTCTTGGTTTAAGTTACCAGAGACTGAACAAGATCTATTGTTCTTACATGGAGAGAAACATCCTGTTATAATGTCTAAAATGATATCTAAAATGTCTAAACGTTTGAGAATAATGTTTCTTGCTCCTCACCTGTCAACAGGCGGTATGCCTCAGTTTCTTCTTAAAAGGATAGAGACATTGAAGGATTATACAGACGTAGAAATCTTTGTTGTAGAATATCAATGCCATAGTTTAGACTTTGTTGTACAGAGAGATCAGATCATGGACATTGTACCTGTACATACATTATATGAAGATAAGATGGAACTGTTTACAATTATAGATCATTTTAAACCTGATGTTATCCATATAGATGAAATGTCTGAGAGACTTGATAGAGAGATGATCGTATCATTATACAATCATAACAGATCATATCGTATCATTGAAACTTGTCATGATGTATCTTTTGTACCAGAAACTAAGATGTTTACACCAGATGCTTATGCATTCTGTAGTTCTTATCATTTAGATACATTTGCTAACCTTGATGGATATAAACAAGTAGTTGAGTATCCTATAGATTATAATCCTATAAATGATATTCAGAAAGTTGGTGGACAGATAGCACTTGGAATGGATAGATCAAAGAAGCATGTTGTAAACATAGGACTTTGGACTAGAGGAAAGAACCAGGGAGAAGGACTAGAAGTAGCTAGACAGATGCCAGATGTACATTTCCACTTTGTAGGTAACCAAGCTGGAAACTTCAAAGACTATTGGGAACCACTAATGAAAGATGTTCCTGAGAATGTTACTATATGGGGAGAGAGAAATGATGCAGATGTATTTATGAAAGCTGCAGACTTGTTTATGTTTAACTCTACATGGGAATGTAATCCGCTAGTGTTAAGAGAAGCTATCAGCTATGGTAAACCTATACTAGCTAGAAACCTTCCTCAATATAAAGACATGTTCACTAAGTATATAACTAATCTAAATCCTATTATGATAGTACCACAGATAACAAGTATATTAGCAACTCCTGTAAATTATCCTATACCAATTGATAATCCATCTATATTCTTTGCTAAGAATAACTTAAACTTGTATAAGCATGCAATGTCTGTTATTCCACACAAAAACATTGTAAATGATTATAATATCATACAGCACTTTGTAGGCCAACCATTCTTAGAAATAACTGGTACATCTACTAGTGACTTTCGTGTAGAGTTTTATGATGGTGAACAATTAGTTCATTCTGATGCTATCAAATGTAACCACTGGATAAAACTTGCTAGAGAGTATTACACACAGTGGAGAACTGTTGTGTATAAAGATGGAGAAAAGGTGTATGATAAACTTCTAGATCTAGAAGGTAAGAGAGTGTACATCGCTTTTGAGAGCTCTTCTTTAGGAGATACAATAGCTTGGATGCCATATGTATTAGACTTCAAAGTGAAGCATCGCTGTGATGTGATTGTAAGTACATTCAAGAACTTCTTATTTGAATCTGCATATCCAGAGCTTGAGTTTGTTGATCCAGGAACCAATGTAACTAATATATATGCTATGTATAAGATTGGTTGGTTTTATAATGTAAACAGAGAACCAGAACTACCAAATACTATTCCTCTTCAGCAGACAGCTACAAACATTCTAGGTCTTCCTTATGAAGAAGTTAAACCAAGAATTGTAAACAGTAGAGTGTGTCTTACATTAAAGCAAGTTGCAATAGCTACTAATTCCACTGCAGGATGTAAGTTCTGGACCAGAGAAGCTTGGCAAGAGGTAATTAACTACTTACATGGAGAAGGATACAAAGTGATAAATACATCATTAGAAAAGAATCCATTTGACAACTGTCAAGGATTACTTGACAACTCAATGACTAACACTATGACTACTATATACAATAGTAGATTCTTTATAGGACTATCTAGTGGACTAAGCTGGTTAGCTTGGGCATTAGATGTACCAGTGATTATGATTGCTAACTTCACTGATGCCAATCATGAGTTTGAATGCCATAGGCCAGTGAATACAAATGTGTGCCATGGATGTTGGAATGATCCACAATATACATTTGATAAAGGAGATTGGGATTGGTGTCCTGTATTTAAAGGAACAGAGAGGCAATTTGAATGTCAGAAAAGTATAACACCAAACATGGTAATAGAACAAATAAAAAAGCTCCTTAAATAGGAGCTTCTTCTTTTTCTTCTTTTTCTAATTTTTCAACAAGATCTTTTAAAGAATCAATAGACTCTTTAACAAGAACAGCCTCATCTAAATTTAAGACACCTTTAGCTTGAGCAGCAATAGCTACTTGCATTAAAATTTTAATTGCTTCTGAATTTTTCATAAGTTATATATTTTTTACAAATATATAAATTATTCTATAAAAATACAACTGATTTTTTAATTTTTAATAGTAGGTATAACTGGTGTAGGTGTTGTACCAATTGTTAATGTTATAGATGTAGGATTTAATATAAGAAAAATTTGATCTGCAATATTAGCTTCTATTTCCACTACTCTTTCTTCACCCATTGCTGATTGTGTCCAAGCTACAACTTCTTCATTTGTAAGATCCTCAACAGGTATAAAATTTGTAATGTCACTTGTGTTTAAAGTTTGTGTACCATATACACTTCCTTGTACTGGTGGAACAGATTCATCTGATCCTGTTACTATCCAGTGTACGTTGTACACTACGTCTGTGTATTCTCCTTCTGTTGGATATACATCCACCGTTTTACAATTCCAATTGTAAGTAATTAATGATTTCATTTTTATTTTTGTTTAGTTATTGATACATAGGTATAAAAAAGAATGCTCCAGTGTCTTCATCCCAGATTCTAATCCATTTTGCAGGAACAGATGAATCTAAAGGTGTAAATGAGTTCTGTATTAAATGTTTTGCTACTAAGAAATCTTGATCTCCTGTATTACTATTATAAGCTTGTATACCTAATTTTGGTGATCTAGCATAAGCTGCTGAATAAGATTGTATAAATGCTTGACCATCATTGCTATTAATAGAAGAATATGATGCTCCAGCATAACTATAATCATAATTACCTTGATAACCCGCGTACGCTGTTGATCCACTTACATTTAATGCCGCTCCTGAATCAGATGCATTAAAGGTTCCTTGCACATCAAGAACAGCTCCTGGGGAGGTAGTGTTTATACCTATATTTGAACCACTAGCATAAATTGTAGAGTTACCTATAGATGTAGCTCCTGTAAATTGAGGTATGTAGTTTGTTGTTCCAGAACCACTAATTCCACCACCACCTCCACCAGTAACCCAAGCAGTTCCTGTAACTGTAGATGATAACACTTGTCCTGATGTTCCTGGTGAATTAGCCGAATCATATACAGCTCCTGTGATTCTAGCACTTCCTGATACGTGCAGCTTCTGTGAAGGGCTTGCTGTTCCAATCCCTACATTACCAGTACGTGCAACAATACGTAAGTTTTCAACTATACTATATGAGCCACTAAATCTAAAACTAGAGAACAACATGTCTCCTTCATATGGATAAGTTATAGCATCAGGAACAACTGTTTTTATAGATCCAAATCCAAAAGTGACATCAGCTGTTGCAAGAGTGATTCCATCACCTATAATGTGCAACTTACTTTGAGGAGAACTTGTCCCAATACCTACTAATCCTGCACCTGTAATACGCATTCTTTCAGATGCTCCAGTATATATCATTAAAGGTGATGAAGAAGGTCCTCCAGCTATTAAATAAGAGTTTGCTGCTTGTTGATATAATGATATATAATTGTTATTAGTATTTTCTGAAGCTCTAATTTCTGTATCAGTTGTTGCTGCTACGTGAAGTTCTGTTAGCGGAGCAGTTATGCCTATACCCACAAATCCAGCTGATGTGATACGCATTTTTTCAGTAATAGCTGAACTGGTATTAGTAGTTCCAAATAATAAAGCTCCATTATAAGTACTTGCACTTCCTTCTTTTATCCCTTGAATTTTAGCAAATGGATAAGGGCTTGTTCCTCCTGAAGAATTTACTCCTCCTAATCCAATTGATCCACCTATATTTGTAGCTGCAGAATCTGTAGTAAAAACATTTAAATTTCCGTAATTATCAAAAACTCTATTAGCTTCTCTAACATCTAATCTACCGTTTGGAGTAGTCGTTCCAATACCTACATTACCTGTTGTTGTGATACGAACTTTTTCAGTTCCAGAGGTAAGAAGCGCTAAGTCAGAAGCACTGTATGTACCTACTCTTCCGAATGTGTCTGCTGAAAATCTAATATCACCACCACTTGCAGACTGAATACGAGCTTGAACTGTACCTGTACCATAAATATCAAGGTTAACTGCAGGACTCACATTTCCAATACCTAATCTATTATTATAATAAGGGAACTGTTTTGTTAAAGCTGTTAGCGTATAATTACTACTTATAGAAATAGCATCAAATACAGCCTTAGCCCCAGCCTGCTCAGTAAGCATTCTAACTTTAACAGTATATGAATTACCAGTTGATACTATATGAGATATTGGTATTCTAAATCTTGAATTGGTAGCATCCCATGACATATCACCTATAGCAACATTATCAGGAACTGTTCCCATAGAATCAACAACTCTTGATTCGTTTGTATATATTAAGTTACCTGGATTTGTACCTACAGCAAAAAGTTTTGTTAATTTACCAACTGAACTTTGATCACTATAATAACCTGTTACTTCAACTTCTATATATCCCCAAAATGATACATTACCAAGTATTACATCTGCTGCTAAGTTAGCAGTTCCATTTGGAAAATTAATTCCTGATGGAAACACTCTTTCAAAGCAATTATTAGAATTTAAATACCCTGTTGTAAATCTTAAATTTCCTGATATGTCTGCTTTATAAGCAGGAGTGCTTGTTCCAATACCTACATTACCAGCTGAGGTGATACGCATACGTTCTGAAGTATCAGTATAAAATGTATGATAACCGCCCCAACTAACTGAAGGCCCAATACTATATCTTTGTTCACCTGTAGCTGAGTTTGATATTATAGATCCTACTGGATTTCCACTCGCTTTAAAATCTATTGTATTTGTAAATGAACCCGAAGTTCTATTCATTGTTAATACTGGTGCAGATCCAGCAATCTCTAATAAAGAAGTCGGACTACTTGTCCCAATACCTACATTACCATTATCTTGTATTACAAACTGATCTGTTACAGTTCCTGATTGATTTTTACCAATAGCGAACTTCCAGCCCGTACCATCTGTACTATAAGTAATTCTATTATTTATTGGAGATGTTCCGCCTGTTAATAGTTGTATTGTACCATAAGTTGAAAAAACCCCAGGTCCAATAGTGGTTGTTCCAGTTGTGTGTAGCTTTGATATAGGACTTGATGTCCCAATTCCCAAGTTACCTGTTGAAGTAAGACGCATTCTTTCAGATCCAGCCTCTGGCTTAAAAATAACATCATTACCACCAATCTGTATATTTGTTGAATCTCCCCAAGTAAATAAAGAAAGTACTCCAGCTAATGATTTTATTAATCCAGTTCCAGTTCCTGCATAAATAGATCCTATTCTAAATTCACCGTTGGTATATAGGTTTCCAATAACATCAAGTTTTCCACTTGGGGCTATTGTTCCAATACCAACATTAGTACCATTGTCAAATATCATAGCACCTGTGTTACCAATAGTGGTTGCTGATGTAAACTTAGCAACATAATTAGTTGTTCCACTTACAGTTACTGATGTACCACTAGTACCACTTGTTCCTGAACTACCTGTGGTACCACTAGTACCATTCACTCCTGAAGTACCACTAGTTCCATTTACCCCACTTGTACCATTGATACCAGATGTACCAGATGTTCCTGATGTAGCTGAAGTACCAGAGGTGCCACTAGTTGCAGATGTACCACTAGTACCCGAAGTACCTGTAGTACCACTAGTTCCTGTGGTTCCACTAGTTCCTGTGGTTCCACTAGTTCCTGTGGTTCCACTTGTACCAGAAGATCCATTTATTCCTGATGTACCATTTGTACCATTGATTCCTGACGTTCCACTAGTACCATTTACTCCGCTTGTTCCTGAAGTACCTCCAGTTCCATTTGTAGCACTTGTACCAGATGTACCTGTGGTACCTGATGTTGCAGAGGTTCCACTTGAACCACTTGTAGCAGAAGTTCCACTAGTTCCAGTGGTTCCTGAAGTTCCAGTGGTTCCACTAGACCCAGCAGTTCCTGAGGTTCCATTTGTACCATTTACACCAGAGGTTCCAGACGTACCAGTAGTACCTGAACTACCAGATATTCCACTTGTGCCTGATGTACCAGCAGAACCATTTGTTCCACTAGTTCCAGCAGACCCTGATGAGCCAGATGTACCTGTAGTTCCAGATGTAGCAGATGAACCAGAGCTTCCGCTTGTTCCACTTGTTCCACCTGTACCATTAGTAGCAGATGTACCACTTGTTCCAGTAGTACCTGAAGTACCATTTATTCCTGAGCTTCCAGAAGAACCGCTAGTTCCACTAGTAGCAGACGTTCCTGAAGTACCTGTTGTACCTGATGAGCCAGATGTAGCACTTGTACCTGAGGTACCAGTAGTACCTGACGTTCCTGTTGTTCCACTGCTACCAGAGGTAGCTGATGAACCTGAGGTTCCTGATGTACCATTACTTCCATCACCACCTGTTGCACCATCAAGGTTAACAAACCATGAGCAATAGAATCCTGAACCAGTTTGACCAGTCACTTGGAAATCTAAAACACCTGTAGCTGGATTATATCCTGTAACGATAGCCTCATTATGTATAAGAGGATCGCCTGAATAAGTTATAATTATACTTTGTCCTAATGTATACGCAAGTCCTGTACCAACAGTAATAGTACCTGTACCAGGAGGTGCTTGAATAGTATAACATGTAGAAGAAGTTGTTGCGTATTTATCTCCTGAATATCCTGATGTACCAGATGTAGCAGAGCTACCTGAAGATCCTGAAGACCCACTAGTTGCACTAGTTCCACTAGTACCACTTGTAGCTGAGCTTCCTGATGTTCCGCTAGTTGCTGAAGTACCTGATGTTCCGTTTGTTCCATTAATACCAGAAGTACCTGCTGATCCATTAGTACCACTAGATCCACTGGTTCCTGTAGTTCCTGACGTTCCATTTATACCAGATGTTCCAGAAGTACCTGTACTTCCACTTGTTCCACTAGTCCCACTAGTTGCAGAAGATCCAGAACTACCGCTTGTAGCTGATGTACCACTTGTTCCACTACTTCCAGAAGATCCATTAGTTCCATTTGTACCATCATTCCCTGATGTTCCTGAGCTACCACTAGTAGCTGAGGTTCCAGATGTACCAGAGGTACCTCCTGTTCCATCAGATCCTGATGTACCACTAGACCCACTTGAGCCAGTAGTACCACTTGTTCCAGAGGTTCCACTAGTAGCACTTGTACCAGATGTTGCAGAAGTTCCTGATGTACCAGTTGTTCCAGATGTAGCACTAGTTCCACTGGTTCCTGATGTACTACCTACAGATACACCTATTTGTTTTGTTACAACAATAATAGAAGGTGCAGCAGGACGAGCATAAGGACTTGTTGAAGCAGGAACAGCTGTAATTTGTACATGATCAGATGGAGAAGCAAATACTATTTCTAAATAGTCATTAGCTTGTAGTTCTAATATGACAGATACAAATGGTAAACTTTTTGAATTGTTAGATTGCTCAGTAACTATAGAATCAGTACGAATAATATCTGTACCATTTTTTCTTAAAAATATACTTACATCAATTGCACTTCCACCTTGTGTTTTCTCTAATTGTAATGAATAACCTATTTCGTATATACCAGCATATGGATATCTAATCTGTTGACCAAAGTCTAGAACAATACCATTTGCTATTTCTGTTGTGTTGTATGTAATTACTGTAGGAGTGTTTGCTGCTGTAACAATCTGTGTTGTACTATCAGAATAACTAGCAAACCAGTTAGCTATAGCAGCTCCTGAACTTCCATTTATTCCACTAGATCCACTAGTACCAGCAGTTCCGCTTGTTCCTGATGTTCCAGTTGTACCTGCAGTTCCAGAGCTACCAGATGTACCAGATGTACCCTCAGTACCTGATGTACCAGAAGTCCCTGTTGTTCCACTAGTACCAGAAGTCCCTGAAGTGCCACTTGATCCACTAGTTCCGCTGGACCCAGATGAACCTGAAGTACCAGCAGTACCACTTGTTCCAGATGTTCCATCTGTCCCAGAGCTTCCAGAACTTCCACTAGATCCGCTAGTTCCTGTTGTACCTGAGGTTCCAGTTGATCCAGAACTACCTGACGTACCACTAGTGCCACTAGTTCCAGTTGTTCCACTGGTACCTGTAGTACCAGAACTTCCTGTTGTACCAGACGTTCCAGATGTTCCATTAGAACCATCTCCTCCTGTACTACCATCTAAGTTTATATCCCATATACAATAATTTCCACTACCCACTACTAATGTAGGGCTAGCAAAAGTTAAATCTCCTGTAAAAGGATTGTATGTTATAACAATACATTCTTGATAGTTGAATGCATCATATGCAATAATAATAGATTGTCCAGGAGTGTATGCCAATCCTGTATCAACAACTAATGTTCCTGAGTTACCTAATGTAAAACAATCTGTAGAGACTGTTCTATATCTATCACCTTGTAATCCTGACGTTCCACTAGTTCCAGCTGTAGCAGATGTACCGCTTGTCCCTGTAGTACCAGAGGTACCAGAGGTTCCAGTTGTTCCTGAGCTACCAGAAGATCCAGTGGTACCAGAAGTTCCATCTGTACCAGAGGTCCCACTTGTAGCGGATGTTCCTGAGGTACCTGTACTTCCTGATGTTCCACTTGTGGCAGAACTTCCTGAGCTTCCTGATGTAGCACTAGTTCCTGAACTACCACTGGTTCCAGCTGTTCCACTTGTAGAAGAAGAACCAGATGTACCTGCAGATCCACTAGTACCTGTGGTACCAGAGGTGCCTGAAGTGGCTGATGTTCCACTAGTACCTGATGTGCCTGACGTTCCACTAGTACCAGAAGTACCACTAGATCCATCAGCACCAGCACCTGAACATAGTTTATCATTAATTTTCTTTAATGCAGATTCAAGGGTTTCATTAGTAGTTATACCAGTACATATCAAGTTAGGTCCTTCGTAGAATACACAGGACGCACTTAATAATATTGGGCAAGGATTAGCTGCACAGATTACATTCATTGGATTGTATTATTAGTAAACGATTTTAAGAAGATCTCCTGTACGGTAGATCTGACCAGCAACTAAGCCAGCAAATAAAGCAGCTGAATTATTAGCATACTGAGGAGTTACTAAAGGAGATGTAATTACAAGACTCCAATCAGCAGCTCCTGTACCTACAGCTTTAGCAAAATACAGCATAGACTTAGCTGTGTTTAAATAAGTTTGTCCTAGATATGTAGCAGATGTGCTAGGAGCAGTTATACCAGATAATGGTACTAAATTAGTATTTATTTTAGCCAATATAGATTCAAGATCCTCTAAAGGATTTGCTTTTATATTAGTTAAATAAGGGCCATTGTATACAATGCATTTAGCATTCTCATACACAGCACATGTTGGGCAAATTGCAGCTGTTCTCATGTGAGCAAAGTTAATTATTAATTATATGTTTTGAAAGTATTGATATTAAATACCTGGTATAATATAGCGTTCTATCTAATACCATAATTTGATTGAACTTTTATTCCAAGATCTTTTGCAAGTGCTGGGTAGAACATCGGAAGATATCCTTGTACTTGATTTGTAAAAGGAAATGTTTTCATCAAATATTTAATTACTTGTGTCTTCTTTTCTAGTTCTTCATCTCCTGTACCTAATGCAAACATTTCTGTTTTGAAGTTAGTCATCAATTTAGCAAAGTTAGTTATCACTGCAGCAGCTGGAAACGCTCCTTGTGATATAAGATCTATTCCACTGGTAGGATCATAGAAGTACATAAGTTCTCCTTTGAATTTATCTGCAGCTTTCATATAGAATTTGTATCTATTTTTAACAAGTGGATCTTCATCATCACCTGGTTCATTAGCTTTTAATGCTGCAAGTAATGCAAACACTGTTGCTAAGAATACAACATCCACCACTTGAGATTTAATATTTTGTCTAGCAAGATCTATGAATTCAGTTTCAGTCATCTCAAGTGTCTTACCTGTTTCAGACTCATATTCATTTTTCTTTTTCTCAAACATCTGTCTCATATACTCCACTCCTTTTTCTGTACCTCTTAATGAATTATATAGTTTACCTAGTCCTGAAACAGGATTAGTAAGACTGAAGTCATCTGTTAACACTTTGAATACCATTCTAGTTCTTCCCCATTCATATGCATCAGAAGCAGAATTATATTTCAAGTTACCCATACGTACATCTACAAGTCTAGGGATCCAGTTCTTAAACACCATGAATGATTTTCCTTGGACACTCATGTTGATCATTCTAAGATCATCTTCAGATAAGTTACCCAATGCATCTTTAGATACTTGTTGTACCTTTCTTCTAAGTTCTACAACAGAATCAGACTTTTGCTCTACACCAGGAATTACAAACTTATTATCAACAACCTCTCCAACTTTTAACACTCCCTGTTCATTAATAAGTCTTTTAACTTCTGCATCAAATCTTTCTTCAAAAGCTTTTCTATCTGCTACAGACCCTGAGTATTTTTCTTGGTATTCAGGTTGAGATCTTAGATACTCTCTAGCGTTTATCACTTGGCCATCTTGTACAATTGAATTGTTAAGGAAAGCGTAGAAGTTTGCTGTCTGTACATTTAAGTCTGTATTTCTCATTAAGATCATTAAGAAATCTTGTATGCTCTCTTGTGTTAATTGATTTAATGAAAGCTTCTTAGCTATCTCTCTATTATAATTATCTGTTAATGGTAGGAAGTATTCTAATGCACCAATTAATTTCTTTTGATCTGTACCAAGAAACTTTTTAGAAAAGATCATTAGCTCTGCAGCTAAGTAATCTTTCTTAGTAAAATACTTACCTGAGTTAATTAATGATTGAGCATTACCTCCAAAGAAGTTAGAAGTGGCAGAAAGAAGGTTAAGTCCTAATGTTGTTATCTGGAATGTATTATTTAATTGATTGATAGTTTTATTTACACTTAACTGTCTATTAGATAATCCTTCTGGGAATACATTCACACCAAGTTTCTTATTTAATGTTTCTCCCCAGTTACCCATCTTAAATAAAAGCTGATCAAACATTTGATTATCTACAAACTTCTGTCCATAAATAATAGCTTTCATCATAGACTCAACTAAGTTAGCATTTTCTCCTTTTATATATTGTCCATGTTTATCAGTGGTATATTTCAATACACCATCTTCTATTCTAGTCTTACCAAATATAGATGTAGCAATAGATTTTTTATTCTTCTCAACATCAACAACAGCTATCAATTGATCTTCTATTTCAGTTAGATATTTATATCTAATAGCAGCTTCATTGTACATAGCCATAGTTCTGAATAAATCAGTAGATGTTTCTTCTTCTAAAGCTGAAGTGAAATACTTAGGTATTTTATTTACAATTTGTCCTGTATCAGGATCATATTGTCCATATCCTATATCACCTTCATCTACAGATATATCAGTGAAGAACTGTTGACCAAGTTTAACTTGACCTCCAGTAACTAACTTTTCTACTAAGTTCTTTCTTACAAATGGAAGAAATGTTCTAGCAAATCTTTTATTAATATATCCAAGATCAGCATACTCATTATTCTTCTCAACAATATAATCATAGAATTGTTTAGCAGGAGCATTCTCTGGTTTGTTTAATTCTTTCCATTGTTCAGATGTCCATTTATCTTTCTTAGGAAACTTTCTAGTTTCATTATATATAAACCATCCTGCAGATGTAGTGGTGCTAGTATCATACAAGTTCTTAACCTTATATATTTCCATTACCACTTCATTAGGAAGTTTACCAGTGTTAGCTAATGCATCAGCTTCTTCTGATGTTAATAGTCTAGGTTTGTTTTTAATCCTTTCTATTTCCTCAGCAAGTTTTTCTTTTAAATGTTCATTATAAGCTGAAACATCTATGTTATCTCTTATCCATGAACTATCTCTATCATCAGAAATGTTTTTTATTTCTTCTTTAGTCTTAGCTTTTAATTCAGTATAGAACGTTGGGTCATACTCATCGATAAGTTCATTAGAATCTTTCTTCTTAAGTATATCAAAATAGTTTTTATATGATAATCCTTTTCTCTTAGCCCACCCTTCAAACTTTTCTTTTAAATCCTCAAGTGTTTTACTTTCAGCTAATGTGTCCTGAGCAGAATAAGCAAATGCTCTATTAGCTTTCTTATATAAAAACTGTACAGCTTTACTTTGTAATGTAGCTGTAGAAGCAAATAACTTAGTGAATCCTTTAATTACTTTTTCTGCAGAAAGGAAATTATCTATTCCTTCTCTCTTAGCAATTATATCTTCTGCGTATTCTTCCAACACTCTTTCTAATTCATCTTCTAAATCTTTTGCATCTTCAGATGTTTTTCTTAATTCTTTTTTAAGTTTTTCATCTTCTGCACTATCTGATAACAATGCTCTAACTTCTGAATAAAGATCTGTATAGATGTTAATTGAAAATTGTGCATCTGTAATCTCTTTAGCAAAGTCACTAACTTGTTTATCAGTAAATGATTTAGCATCTTGACCTTTAATTTGATCCTCATATCTTGCTAGAAGTTTCTCAATAGTTTTGTTTAACAACTGAGCTTGTCTAACTAATGGTTGAATATTTTCTTTAACTTGTAATTGTCTTATAGAATAAAATAATGAATTAAGTAATTCATCTTTATTTAATTTCTCAGATTCAGGAACTGACTTATCAGAAATCTTTTTATAAAGACTATTAAGTTCACCTAGTAATTCATCTATTTTTCTTTTACCAGTTTTCTCATTCTTAATTGGAACAGGAAGTAAGTAATCCTCTTTAATGTTCTTAACATTAACATCTCCAATTTTAATACCAAGTAGTATTGGAAGAATATTTTCTTTTGCACTACCTTTTGTATATAAGGCTTTTATAGGAATCATTCTTGTTTGTTTGAACTTCTCAGGCTTTACACCATAAGCGTTCTGTAGAATAGATCTATATTGCTCCATTTGTAAATTCCATGCAGTGTTCTTATACCAAGGAATGTCAGTGTATTTATCTGTATCAAGATCCATAAACTTCCAGTCAAGAATGTTTACATCTCCTGTTGGTGTAATAGCTAAGAAATCCACAGTACCTGCACGATTAGCTTTAGGATTGTAGATGGTAGCTTCAGACATGAATCTAGTTCCTACAGGAAAAGAATTAAGACGATCTTTAAGATTGTTTCTTAATGTCTCATACATATCTCTATTATTAGGATTGATTCTAGATTGATATCCAGTATCATCTAATGGTGTCTCTCTTAGATACCCATTCTCATCTACATATAAAGAGAATGCATACTCAAGATCTTTATGACCTTTAGTACCCTTCTCAGCTTTCAAATCATTTGCAGCTTGTTGGTATTCTGTTTTGTTTAGATCTCCATTACGGAATGTTCTTTCATACCATGCATCAACTAAATCAGAAACTCTAGGAATCTTTTTACCATTGATTCTATATCCATCCTCATCATGTTTCTCTATACTATCAGATACTTCTTTGATTCTATTCATCACTGCTTCTTGAGGATCTAACTGAAGAAAGGCTATACCTTCTTCTTCATTAATATCTTCTGCAGTACCAATTATTTTACCAGTTAGAATGTCCATAGACAATTGATCAAATCCTGATGTAGTGAATAGTTGTTTAAACCATTGAACCATTTGATCCCACCAGTTCTGCACTTTAGCAATATTCTCTGGTCTTTCTAAAGATCCTTCATTGTTATTAATGATTGTCTCAGCTAACACCTTAGCAATAGCTTCTTCTTTAAGCATTACTACATTAGGTCTTCCATCTATTTGATACATAGGGTTTTGACCATAAGTAGCAAACACTTCATTTAACACAGCATAATTATTAATCTCACTCATCAACTTCTTATACAAAGCTGGATTAGTTTGTTTAATGATTGCAACAGCAAAGTGCATAGCTTCTTCAGGAAGAGCTTGTGCTTCTTTACCTTCTACCACTTCAATAAGTTTTTGTGTAAGTAATGCAACACCAGCAGCATCTTGTTTTATACCATCAACAACAACATTCTTTAATGATTTAACATCTACACCAATACGTGTAAGAAAATCATTAACCATTGCTAATGTTTTAGGAGAAGCAGTAGAAGGAATAGGTCCTTCATTCAATTGATAGAACACTCCTTTAGCATTATCTATTTGTTTGAATGCTGTTTTATTAGGAACAGCTTTACCATCCTCTTCATAAAACAATCTACCTTCAGTTCCATATTTCTCTTTGGCAATATCAGATAATTCTCTATTGCTTTTTACGAATTTATTGTAATCAAGTATTTTAAGAAACTCATCAATAATACCATTAGTCCTTAACCAAGCTTTAGTTGAGGCCTCTGATGTTTTAAACTTTTTCTTATCGTTGCAATTTGCCATGGTTTATTTATTAAAATGGTACACAAGAATCATTGTTATCTTCTTCTTTCCAAGATTCATCTTCTTGTTCAAATAAATCTAATTGTCCTGGTATAGGTTTAACTGTTCTTACTCTAGGTTTACCTTTGTTTAATTCAGAAAGTTCATTTTTTAAATCTCTTAACTTTTCTTTTAAGTTAGTTATTTCAGAAGATGTTCCAATCTGAGATTTATAATTTACTTTACTTCCTGAAGATAGTATATCAATAATAATAGTTCTTACCTCTTGAGTGGTAATATCAGAATCAATTCCAAAATTGCTTTCCCATATATCATGAGCAGCTTGATCTACACTTACACCACTACGACTTAATAAAGTGTATTTAATATCTTTATCATCTCCAGTTTTCATACCAGTTTCTTTTCTAGCAGACTCTGGAGTTATTTTAGGTAAGCTGTTTAATACAATTGTTTCTGTATTAGTAACATCAAGATCTTCTTGCACATATCTTAACTCTTCTATTCTTTGTGCAATGTCATTTATTTCAAATTGTAATTGTTCTTCTTCAGTGTACTCTATTTCAGGAACAACTTCTTCTTGTACAGATGTTTCTGTTGGTAAAGATACAACTTCTTGTGCAATATCACCACCAAAATATTCAATAATTGTTGCATTAGGAATCTCTTGATCAAGTTTTATTGTACCATTATTAAGAACAGAAGGTCTTCCATCTAAATAGTATTCAGAAACTAAATTACCATCACCAAGTAAGTTAACTAGTTTGTATACATATCTACCTTCATGGTTTCTTACAGTTTCACCATTTGAGTATTTTACTTTTTGGTATCCATAGTAATCTGTTAGAGATGTATTACCAGCCATTCTCATAGCTTTCATAGCTTGTGGGCTAATAGTTTTCCCAGATAAAATATCTACATTCTGACCTCTGTTGTTTACAAACACTCTAGGCACTTTAACAAAATCACTATTGGCACCATTGTTACCATCATATCTAGGACTCAATGTTAATACCAATCTTTTGTTTTCAGCATCATCAAATTGAGTTTCGAATCCTTCCACTTCATATTGATATACATCATTACCATAAGGATCTTCTCCAATGATATTTTCAATCTCTTCAAACTCTGCGTCTCTTTGAAATTGGAATCTAGGAGTGATGGTAGGAACTATCTGATCATCTTTCCAATTGTTCTTTTGGAACATTCCTCCATTAGCAAAATACTCAGTATCAGCATTATCAATTAATGAATCTATTACAGGTTTGATCTCTTTAGAATAATCTTCTAAAGGAACAATGTTATTAATAGATACAGGAGATTGATATGTTCCTTGTAAAATAGCCACCTTAACAATGTTATTATACAATTGAGGATCCAGCTCTCTTAACTCTCTCATCATCTCTACATATAAGTTTTCATCATATGCTTCTTTCAAGTTCACTTTAAGTTTTATAGTTTGTGCACCATCAATCTTTTTAGATGATTCAGGAACAAGATCTTGTAACAACTTCATGTTAGGATATTGTAACTTAGCTTTTGCTAATTGCTCAGCAATAGAATTTTCTCCTGTTGTTAGTTTTAATATCTCTGCATTAATTCCAGATTTAGTTTGTACAACAAAATCAAGGAATGATGCTTTAGCTTTACTAGCAATCTTAGAGAAGTCATCATCACTCATGAACTCTTGTCTCTCAAATGAATCTAACACTTTGTTAGTGATATCTGTAAATTGTTCTTGTTCAAGTTTAATGAATGCACCAACAGCTTTCATTCCAAGATTGATTAATCTCTTTTGATTACCTAATGAACTTGAATCTAATAAATTATCTACAGAAGAGAACATGTTTATATCTCTTGCAATATCTGTCTTAGTTGATTTTCTATGGAATGTATCAGAGTTTTTAAACTTAGTTGTATCATAGTTTGTAGCTTGTGTAAACTTGAAACTATACTCAGCCATCTTAGCATACTTCAAGAAGTCTTTAAGTATTGCTCCTTGCTCATCATTCTGTTGTTTACTTAACATCTTATTCTTATTATCAGAATAAGTTTTAATGTTAGCTTTTAAACTATCTACATTGAAAGTTTCATTTTCTGTACCTTTAGCTCCTAATTTATTAAGACCAAACTTAGCTCGTATAGCATTTACATTTTTTGGATTATATAAGAACTTAGTTCCTTTACTTTCAAGCATACTTAAGTATTCAGAAATGATCGGTTGGTTCATAAACCACACTGTGTTTTGACCAACACCAATTCTTTCTAAGAACATGAATGTTCCAATAGCAGCATCAGATTTAATAATCTTCATGATGTATGGATCTTTTGCAATATCCACAACAGATGTTGCATATCCAGAAAGTCTATTAGATATCTTTTCAAATATTCCCTTAGCATTTGCTACAGCTGTATTAGTTCCAGAAAGAGAAACCTTACCATCAATTTCATTATGTGGAAGATTAACTATACGATCTCCTAATATTGATAATTCATCAGCAGTTAGTTTATTTGCTACAGCATCAATATCCATTACTAGTTTTATTCTTTGTGCAAGAGCATGTCCTGTAATATTTACAGCAGCAATACCAATCCATCTCTTACCAGTAAGGAATGCATTTCTTAATCTTGTTCGATAATTTCTATTGATGATTCTATTTTTAATTTTTGTTTCATCATTACCTCGTATTTTATCTAACTCATCAGATATATCTTTTAATCCAGCATCTCCAATAGGAGTGATTAAGTTTTGATAGTTACCAGGTAGAGTTAATAGTTTTTCGAATGCATCAAAGTATCTATTCTCAAGAGCTTTCTTGTACATAGTCTTAACATACTTATCTCTTAATTCTGTATTTAATAAGTTAGCATTAAGTCTTTCTGTCTTTTTAGAAAGAGATTCTATTTGACTAGTCATGTATTGTGAAGGTAACATCTCTTCAGCATCAGCTTGAGAAACTATTTCATCAATAACATCTTGATTTAATTTATAAAAGACTCTTTGTTCTTTAGATACTACAGTGTCTGTTTCTTCAAATGCACTTAGTACATCAAGAAGTTGATCTCTGAATTCATTATTATTTGATATGCTTTCAATATTCTTTTTGATTGTACTATCATACACTCCACCATAGAATTCTTTTGTAGCTTTCTCAGATCCTTTGTAATCAACTGCATGAAGTTTTCCATTCTCATCTACATATACAGACTTAAGATACATGTTTAATTTATCAATATCAAAATCTGATCCAGCTTGAGATGTAATCTCTGAAGGAACAACAACAGTTTTACCCATGTAGTCTGGTAAGAATGCTGCCACTCTAATAGCAGCCATAGAAGACATAGCTTGAGCAGGTATACGGAAAGCAATACCTCTTAAAATTCCTTGATTCTCAGGTTTGTTTAGTTCTCTAATAAGATCAGCATCGTTTTTAAATTTACCTTTAAGTGATTTCTTCATCCAGTTAGGAAGTAATACTTCCATGTAAGGATCATTTTGTGTAGGGAAATGAAGTCTGTCACTTGTAAGAACCACTTTACTTTTCTGATTTGCTGGTAGTTCATTGTATTCTTTTATAGATAACTTTCTATATCCATCTTTTTCTTTAATAGCAACACCTCTTCCTTGTTCAGCATTCTCCCATCCTGTAACAGCAGCTTGTGTATATCCTCCTCCATTCATTTTAGGAGAAACTAACGCTTTGTTAATCATTGAGTATACAATATCTTTAACTTGTTTGTATGCAGGAGAAGCTTCGTATGGAATTCTTTGTTGACCATTCTCATCTAACTGAATAGTGTCTTTAGCATTGTTTGAAAGTTCTCTTCTAAACATTTCACCTTCAAGTGTTTTTGCTATTACAAATGGATCTACTAATTCAAATTCACCTACACCAAGATCTTCTACACCAAATTTAGAAAGAAGTTCTGTATATGCATTGTCATCAAGATCTTTAAGAGCTTGGTTATAAGTATCAAAAGCATCTCTTGCTCCTTCAACAACTTCTTCTCCATTATCAAACATATCAAGTGTAACAATCTTAGTAGGTTGAGAACCTCTAGTTTGTTCTGTTCCACCTTCATATGCAGTTTGAACTTGAATACCATTAATACTCCATGGTACTAACACTTTAGTATCTCCAGAAAATGGAGATTCATTAAATGTTCCATCAGGATTATAAAGACTGTGTGCTTTTTCAATACCAACTTTTCTACCACTTTCCATAATAGCGTAGTCAATCTTCTCATTGAACATTTTGATATACAGTTTTTCAAGATTAGTTCCTGCCACTGCACTATAATATAAAGGCATTTGAGATGTCTTATCTAGTACAAGTTTTATCTCATTCTCATTGAATTGAGAACCAGACATAATTGGTTTAGTAATATCAATTACATACTCAACTTGTTCTTCTGATAATATTTGTTCATCAGCAGCTTTCAATTGTTTGTTAGTGTATTTGTAAACTCCTTTATCAGATAATAGCTTTCTTGTTAAAGCCATTTCATATTGATGCCAAGCTTCAGCATTCTCTGACCATTGTCCATTTTTACTCTTAGTCTCTCTATATGCTACATCTGATATATATGAGAATGCATCTGCTTCATTAACTCCTGTATAGTTGTTTGTATCAAGCTCAACATCTTTTAATGTTACTGTAGTAGCATACTCTTTGTTCTCATGGTATCCATAATCCTCTGGAGTTAATTCTATACCATTAACATTATTTTGATCATTTAAAAATGCATTATATTCAGGACTATCAAATGTAGTTCCTCTTGGAGATAAGAAAGATTTAATACGTTTAGTCTCATCTAATATACCATCTTTAATTTTAAATTGATATGGATCACCAAATAATATTTTATGGAACTCAATACAATTAAT